TATCTATTTGTGTTCCTCTACCACCTTCTCTACTTGGTAACCAAAAATCTTCCAACATAGACATATAGTTTCTGTCGTCTCTGATTTCACCTGTTGTTGCGTCATAAACAAGTTTGTTTCTATATCTTGCCATAACGTCTCGTAGATATTGTTCAGCTTTTACTTTAGGTAAATTACCTACATCAATTTTAAAAATTCTTCTTTCAGGTGCTCTTGCTATTCTGTAAATAACTGAAGCGTCTTCTATCATACGCAACTGATTTACAGGTTTAATTGCCTTATGTAAATAAGATAATACCAAATTTTTATTTTGGTCAACAATACCAGACGGACAAAATGCTATTGCGTCTGGAGCAATCTTAATACCACCTGAAGTAGTATTAGATACACCTTTTTCGTTGTAGATAAAGTATTCTTCAAACTCATCAACAACCGTTAGACCATATGGTGTTGCACCATCAGGTCTTTTCTTTCTAATTTCTCTAATCTTTTTTATTTTTCGTGGGTCAATATATCTTAATTCAGTAATACCTTTGACTGGAGATTCTCTATCAATAATTTTATGATAATAAACTCTGCCGTCAACGTACCATCTTCTAAATATGTCGTGACCTCTTGTATTAAAGTTCATCAACCTTAATACTTCTACAAATTCTTTTTCTATTTTATGTCTGATTTCTTTACTATATTCTACGTTTTCCAAATTTAGCTTAACTGCGTCTTTCAACTCATTAGCAACGATAGCCTCGTTAACAATATCCTCAATTGCCATATCACATTCTGGATGTAAAGCAATTTCTCTATAACGTCTAATAAGTTCCTGCTCATTTTTAGCAGTACCTTCCATATCAAGGTACTGACCAAAATAACCACCAGCGGCGACGGTTTGTGTACCGTCTTCCGCTTGTGGTGTAGTAAAGCTTTGTTTTGGATCCTGGGGTTGTTTAACCCTAGTGATAGAAAATCCAAATAATTGCGCCATTATATATCCTCTACTTTTTTATTTAATATTTATACTACTTATTATGTAGTAGTATTACTTTCAAAGTATTGGTACGCAAACGTCACCCCAAATTCTTCAACCTGGTCATTCGTTCCGTAATCCAATTCAATTGCTTCTATTTCAGTCGGGAAAGCACCTCTTAAAGTGTACGACTTAATAGTTGCACCGTTTCTATCTAATTGGTCAACAAAAGCGTCAACTTGATAGTCAGCAGGATTTGTTAATCCTTCACCATCTGTTGCGTTATTGATACCATTTGACCATCTTTCAAATGCGTTTCTCAATTTGAAATTTGTATCATTTAGTACCCTAATTGTCCAATCAGCGTATGTTCTATCACCAGCAATCTTAATCTGTCTGCCTCTAAATGGTACCGTAAATGACGGAATGGTCATTGCCGGTAATTGAGTTGCCTTACATAAGAATGCTAGTTCCTCTATTTCGCCACCAACTTGTGAATAACCAGGAAAAGGCATTGTTACCTTAAACTGATTATTTCTAGCGCCGCCGCCAGCAAGTTTAGCTTTGAAGTCATTAATGTTTGCCATTGTTATTCTCCTCTACCTTTCTTACCCAGCAACTTCGTCAAATGAGACGCCAGTTCTAGTAGCGATAAATTGTAATGTGATAAAGTTGATACTTCTAGCAGGTTTCACAAAGATTTCTGCTATAAATTCGTTTCTATCAATTACTTCGCCTGTGTTATTAGTTTCATCACAAACTACTAAAAAGTCTGTGATACCTCTTCTACCTTGTACTTCTCTTAAAAAAGGTTCTACAATGTTTCTAAAGTTCGCTCTTGTAAACTCATCATTGAATTCAAAGAGTTGGAGTTTAGAAGCAGTTGCTATTGCCTTCTCTAAAGTGATGAACAATCTTCGTACATTGATTCTATCAAAAGCACTAGGAGCTGATAATCCAGTTTTGTCACCGAAAAGAACCGTACCTTGACCTGGGAAAGTTGCCACAGGATTTACTCTTGCTCTGTACAATTCGTCTCTTTGAGCTTTAGTTGGATTAAATGCTAATTTAACTGCGCCTCTAACAATACCTCTGTTTAGACCAGCTGGTGAGAACCAACTATCTGCGACTAGGTCTGTTCTTGCAGCTAAACCTGCTACATCTCCGTTTAATGGTACAAATCTGTAAACGTCATTGTATCTGTCGTACATATATTTGTAACCACTATCAAACACAACATAAGAAGATGATTGGATACCGTTAAAGAATCCAACAACATTGCTCTTTTGTGTGTTAGCGTCAGCAACACCTACAACATCAGCTCTTTCAGGACTTGCAAATACAACAGCGTCTTTTCTGTTCTCTGCAATCGTGATTAAGTTACCAATGTGAGTTGCGTCACCGGCACCTGCCATTATTAAACCAACATCAACCGTTTCACCATCTGAAAACTTTTCGTAAGCAGTTTTCTTTTGGCCGATTGTAGCAGCTGTTCCGTCTGAACCACTTTGTAGTGATACATTAGATACAGCGGTTACATCTGTATAAGTTGTTCCTGAAGCAGCAGAGCCCCAGTTAGAACCTGATGGATTGTGGTCCATCCAGTAGATATAGTTTGAAGATTTATATATTACATCTGGATAGTAGTTTACAGAACCTTGAGTTGTTTTAGCGTCTGAAGCTTTTGAAACTGCTTCAAATTTTTCTAAAATCTCGCCTTTAGTTCCTGTAATTTCTCCATCTTCGTCAATTACGATTATGTGAAGTTCGTCATTAGAACCACCTTTTGCTTGTGCATATGGTGAAGTTCCTGGCGCTCTGTCAAATTGGTCGTAATATCTCCATCTTCGTCTTACTTGAGCACCGTTTGTAGGTGCTTCGTGTAAACCAGAAGAATCAGACGTACCAAAGTATTGCGGCTCTTCTTTTCTAACAATATTTAAATCATTAGTAGAGACACTAACTACTCTGTATTCATACTCATCACCGAAGTTTACTATGTCGCCTGCTGTAATTCCTGTTGAAGATGAAACGGTAACAACCGTATCTCCGACTGCCATAGCGGCGTCAGCGACGGTAGTTTTGTTTAATTCTTCGTAAGCAGTTGCTGATGGACAAGAAGAAATAGATAAACTATTTCCAAATGCTCCAGCAGTTCTAGCTGCCCACATTCCAACAGAAGCTTCGCCAGCGGCATAACTATTTTGGTAATCAGTAGTATTTTTTATTACAAACGCTGAACCTGATTCAGTAGCGTTTGATACAGATGAATTCTGTACACGGACAACTCTTAAAGCGTTAGAATATTGTAGAAAGTTTGCAGCCGTAAAAAACTCTTCAAAGTTGTTATTGTCGGGCTTACCAAAAGTTGCTACAAGTTCTTGTTCACTTGAAATACTTACTACTTCATCCAAAGGACCTTTGTTGAATTTTCCAGCAAAAGCACCTATTGAAGTTGAAACAGCAGGTATAATTCTTGTTAAGTCTTTTTCCTGTACGAGAACACCTGGTGATACTTGAAATGCCATTAGGGTTTCTCCTTCTTAATTTGCAAATTATTTTTACTCATTTTATTCAAAACTCGTATTATTCATACGCCCATAGTCAAATTTCATACTCTACTGATATTTATAATAAGCTGAGTTTCTAGTTTCCCTTACGTGTGACCGGGTGCCAAACCGTGCCATATTCGTCAATTTCTGGTTTTTCATAGTCAGGAATACCATCATCTACGAAACCAAAAGGCGACATATCTTGCTCAATTAGATTTTGTTGTTCTTCATATAGTTGTTGTCTAGCATTAGTATCTGTCATCTCCTTGAAAAAAGGTTGATTAGATAGCCAACCAAACACAACTAAACACATCATCAAGTCGTCTGTACAACCTTCTTCAGCCATCCAACTCTGACCTTTTTTAATAAAAGTTGACATCTCCTCAATAATATTAAAATCGTTTATTATAATTTTATCACTTTCAATTAATGTTTTAATATTAGAACAACCTATTTTCTTAATTTGTTTAGTCATTCTTACACCAAAACCAGAACCTCTGCCACTAAAACCAGCACCTAATATTTGACCTGCACGACCTCTTTGTGTAGTCATTAATAGATTATCATACTCTAATTCAAATTGT